TGCCGAGTACATAGCAGAACAAGAAGGTGTAGAAATAGAGTACGAACCAGTTTCGCAACAAGAACTATCACGTTTTCGTAGCAAAACCTGTGCAGATCTGCATCATTTAAAAGAAACAGTGGGAAAAAGACCGTGGCTAAATGTATATGAATGGCTTGACCTAGAAAGCTAATAAATACATATATGAAAGTTTATGAAATTATTACAGAAAAAGCCTCACGAGCCTTATGCATCAGTACTAAACCTGATTCAGATCTAGGTGCTAGTAACCTAGCCAGTTGCAAGAGTCAAGGTCTTCGCGCAAGAGATGGTAAAAAAAGCCATTTAATGGGCAAAGACTCTAAGAGTAGAATGACTATGGGCGGCCATAAAGTTAAGGGCAACAAATACGGTGGCAAGATTCCAGACTGGGGCACACGCAAATGAGATTTAAAGAATTTAAAACAGTTTTAAAAGAAGCTGAAAACAATGTTGTAGTTATTGGCGATAGTATTGCTGTTGGTATCAACGGCGGCCAAACAGTACCAGGAAGAGCTGTAGGTGGCGCAAGTCCACAGCAGGTATTGGGATTTGTACAGACATTTGTACAAAGCGGCAAAGCCAAAGGCGCTACTGTAATATTAAGTAGTGGCGCTAGTAACGGTACCTACGAAAGACCTAACGGACAGAAGCAAACCCTGAACATGGGTCCAATTGATCAGCAACTAAAATTACTAAAAGATGCCGGTGCCAGTGTAGCACTAGTAGGAACAGGCAGTGCTAAATCTAAAACATTTACCAATCAGTATGGAACATATTTTGTAAATTTTGAAGGTGAAAAAATAAATGAAAAACTTGCAGCGTCGGCAGCAGCAAATGGCGCTAAGTTTCTAGGACCGTTAGAAGACTTTGACCCAGGACTTAATTCGGGACGAGGCGATGGTATACACCCTTACGGCGGCTATACAAAATTAAAACAAGCTGGATCGGCGGTAGCTCCACCGGCAGCACAGTCATCGGGACCTAACCTAGATAAGATTGCAGGATTCAAACGAGATGGATCTCCAATAGTTAAACCTGTTACAGGTGCAGCAGGTGCACCTGGCGCAACTCCGGCAGCGCCAACAGCATTCAATGTAACTGTTCCTACATCAAAGAGAAGTCCCGAAGTTGCAGATATGCAAAAAGCATTAATGGCACTAGGATATGATCTGCCACGTCACGGTGTTGACGGTATTCGTGGACCAGAAACTAATGGTGCAATTAAAAAGTTTCAAGCTGATAACAGTTTAGAATCTAGCGGCGAACCAAATAAAGAAACTGTTGCAAAGTTAAATGATATTTTAAAATCTAAACCTGAAGTAGCTGGTAAGTTGAAGCAAAGCACACTAGCAGATATCGGTTATCAACCTGGTTCCGGTGCAGGTAGATCGGGTGCGGCCGCTGGTTCGACAGGTAATGCTAAGAAAGCTGTAGAATATTTTATAGCTAAAGGCTGGACTCCGGAACAGTCTGCTGGCATTGTAGGAAACCTACAAGCAGAGTCTGGTGCAAACTTAAAAATTGATGCCGTTGGTGACGGTGGCCTTGCCTACGGAATAGCCCAGTGGCACCCTCCTAGACAAGCAAACTTTACTAAAGCCTATGGCAAGAATATAAGAGGATCAACGCTAGAAGATCAGTTAGCATTTATCCAGTGGGAGTTAGACAACACCGAATCCAAGGCTTCAAGTTGGCTCAAGCGAGCCAAGACTACAGATGAAGCGGCATGGGTGTTCGACAAGTATTACGAACGCAGTGCTGGATTACACACAAGTCAACGAGTGGCCAATGCCGCTGCGTTATTACCATCAACGGCTACAGTATAATGAATCTAACAGGAAACTTACTAATCGCACCTCCTAATGTGAGAGGAAACTTTTGGCAAAAGACAGTGATTTTTTTAACAGAACATCACAAGAACGGTGCTGTTGGATTAGTGCTTAACAAGCAAAGTCAAATGACTATTACAGAATTTGCTAGCCAGCATAATATTAATTTAGATATCTCGGGCTATATCCATGTTGGCGGCCCAGTTAATGTTAAAGCACTTACTATGCTACACAGTTCCGAATGGAGTTGTGGGAACACAATGAGTATCAACGATAAATTTAGTCTAAGTTCTAGCCCTGACATTTTAACTAACCTTGCTATGGGCAACATTCCAAAAGTATGGAGATTATTTGTGGGCCTGTGTGGATGGACATCGGGACAACTTGAAAACGAATTACAAGGTAATCCTCCGTACAATCATAATAACAGTTGGCTAATTGCATCCGGATCTCAACAGATTATATTTGAGCTAGATAGCCAAACACAATGGACCGAAGCAATTGAGCATTCAGGTAGTGAATTCGCTCAATCCGTTCTTGCTTAAATACAAATAAGACTGTATAATACAGTTTTATGGTAACTTTATAGAAATAACAACATGTCAGATTGTCTCGTACTCAACGCCGATGGCGCACCTATCAGTTTCTTACCAATCTCAACAATTGATTGGCAAGAAGCTATCAAGTACATGGTCTTAGACAAGGCCCATGTACTGGCATGGCATGACGATTGGATTGTAAGATCAGCTCGTTGGGAAACTCCTGTGCCAAGTGTTATCATATTAAAAGAATATATGAAAGCCAAAACTACTGTGCGTTTCTCAAAGAGCAATGTATTCTTACGAGATCTATATACTTGTTTATACTGTGAAGATGTATTACAGAAAAAAGACTGTACATTAGACCACGTGTTACCTGTGAGCAAAGGCGGCAAAACTACTTTTGAAAACACAGTAACTGCCTGTGCAACCTGCAATGCTAATAAAGGTGCTAGTACTAAGTACAAGCCTAAGTACAAACCTTACAAGCCAGACTTTTACGAACTTGTTAACAAGCGTAAGCGGTTGCCATTTCAAGTACGACACGATGCTTGGTTGGAGTACTTGTGATAAAACAACTGTGGTGGAAGATACTGGGATTCATTAGTCTGGGGTTTGCCTATATAGGAGTTATTACTCCGGGCATTCCTTACAGTCCATTTGTGGTATTTTCTGCGTATTGTTTTGCAAAAAGTAGTCCTAGAATGCATGCCTGGATAATGAACCACAAGATCTTTGGCAAATTTATTAATAATTGGAATCGGCGCAGGGTATTTCCATTGAAGCTTAAATTCTTTATGCTAGCATCTATGTCATTTAGTTTAATCTTAATGATTGTAGGGAATGTGTCAACAAAAGGTATAGTTTACACTGCTATCTTTATGGCTTGCACAGCTATATGGGCATGGCGCTATCCTAGCAGTGTAGAAGAGCACGATCGTCGCATCGCCGCAGGCCGCAAAATAGGTTGGTTCAACAATAATTTCTAATAAATACTTGTCAGGAGGACACAACCATGAAACAGAAAAAGCTATTAGCTAAACTGTACAGGGCTTGCGTCGACCACGATACAGAAACGGTTTCCGAACTTAAGAAAAAAGAGTTCGCTAAGATACTGAAACACAAGGCCGAAGGCAAACCATTTACACACAAATGGACGCTGGTGCAGATTTAACACAACTGTAACATTACACACACTCTAGAGCGATAAATATTAGCTATGCTAAAAACTTATCGCTCTATTTTTGTTAGTGATGTACATTTAGGAACTAGAGATAGTCAAGCTGACAAGCTAAACAACTTTCTCAAACACAATACATGCGAAACACTTTATCTCGTTGGAGATATATTAGATGTGTGGCGCATACAACAAAATAAATGGCGTTGGAAGCAAAGTCATACCAACGTTGTAAGACGTATACTTGGACACGCTAAACGTGGTACACGAGTAATCTACGTAGCAGGTAATCACGATGAATTTCTCCGACCACTTATGCCTTATGGCATTAACTTTGGCAATGTAGAAGTGGTTAATCAATTTGAACACATTGGTGTAGACACTAAACACTACCTAGTCACGCATGGAGACTTGTTCGACGGTATTACCCGTCTTGCTCCTTGGTTAGCGTTCCTTGGCGATAAAGCATATGACTTTATACTATCTGCCAATAGTAAGTTTAATTGGCTACGTCACCGCATGGGTTTTGGCTATTGGAGTCTAAGCAAGTATCTCAAAGCACGAGTTAAGAAAGCAGTGGACTTTATATTTCAATTTGAACGCAATTTAGTGGCCTATTGCAAGAAGCGTGGTTTTGACGGTGTCATATGCGGCCACATACATCACGCAGAGATTAAAGAGATAGACGGCATAATATATATGAATGATGGCGACTGGGTTGAATCTTGTACCGCACTTGTAGAACATCACAGTGGGCAGTGGGAAATAATCACCTGGACCAAGGAGAAGGATAATGTGGATACTGATAATACTAGCAATGCACGTAAACGATCCGAAGGACATTCCGGGCAGGGTGACCCTAGCATTTCCGAATCAGACAGACTGCGAACAAGCAAGAAAAACAATGACCAGTTGGTTGAAGTTTGATTCATTTAAAGTAATAGCAACATGTCAAAAACAATCTTAATCATAACTGATAACTTACCGGAGCAGATCAATGGCGTGGTCACAACATATAAAAATATTGAGACTTGTGCGGTTTTGGATGGTTATCACGTTGTTTACATTACTCCCCGGGACTTCCGCTACTTTGATTGTCCTGGCTACAACGAAGTCAAGATTGCCTATCCAAGGGCGATGGGCAAGAAGATTGAGGAGGTCAGTGCGGATTATATCCATATCGCCACAGAGGGTCCTGTTGGTCTGTGTGCTAGAAAATATCTTTCAAAACATAATCTTCGCTACAATACTGCTTATCATACTAAGTTTCCTGAAGGACTCCGTGCTTTATTTGGAATACCTGAAGCCATTACTTGGCCTCTAGTTCGCTGGTTCCACAAGCACAGTGGCAAGGTACTAACCACAACTGACACAATGGTTCAAGAGTTACGGTCACATGGTTTTGATGGAGATGTTATTTCTTGGACTAGGGGAGTTGACCGTAGTATATTCAATCCGAGTCATCGTGTACCTACAGTAGTTAACGGTCCTATTCTAGTTTGTGTTAGCAGAGTCAGTAAAGAAAAGAATCTAGAAGCCTTCTTTGAAATGCCCTATGAAGGTGTCAAGTTCATGGTAGGCGATGGCCCTATGTTGGAAGAGTACAAGGAAAACTATCCTGATGTAAAATTTGTAGGTGCCAAACGCGGACAAGAACTAGCCAAATACTTTGCTATGGCAGATGTGTTTGTGTTTCCAAGTCGTTGGGAAACATTTGGACTTGTTATGATTGAAGCAATGGCTTGTGGAACTCCGGTTGCTGCATACCCATGTCAAGGACCGTTGGACGTAGTTGACGAAGGCATTACAGGCTGTATGAATGAGGACTTAGTCCAAGCTGTTACAGGTGCTCTACTATTAGATAGAGATACAGTGTTGGCAGGCAGTCAACGTTGGACATGGGAACGTGCTTGGCATATATTTCGTGACAATCTTGTAACAAAAACATAATACTTATTTGTGTAAATAATAATGTACTCGCCGGGCTAGCGGCGTATAATAGGACAAGTAGCTAGCTAGGATCTTATATAGATCCTATTTTTTTGAATAAATACTCTGTTAACACGGAGTATACATGAAAAAATTATTAGCCCTATTATTGTTAGTCCCGGCATTGGCACTAGCACAAGGCAAGATGCCATCAAAGTCAGCAACTTATGACGCACAAATTATTAGAGTGAGTGATGGCGATACTATTGTAATCGCCGCCCCCTTTCTACCATTACCACTTAAACCAGAGCTTGCTGTTAGAATCTACGGAGTCGACACGCCAGAAAAAGGATTTAGAGCTCAATGCCCCCAAGAAGATCAAAGAGCACAACTGGCGAGTAAATTTACAACCCAAGCCATTCAATCTCACCCAAAGCACCAAGTTATTATCTATGGATGGGATAAGTTTGGTGGCCGTATATTGGGAGATATCTTGGTAAACGGACAGAGCATTCGACAGGGACTTATCAGTAATGGTCATGCTCGCGAGTACTACGGCGATGCCAAACAAAGTTGGTGCCAGTAATGGAAAACGAATACCCAGTATACCCAGAGGACGATGGTACTGATCGTCCACGTAATCCCTATAGTCCAGTGTAAGGAAATATTATGAAACGACTAATAGTAATAGCAGTAGTAACGTTAGGTCTAACAGGCTGTGCTAGTATTATGGAATATATTCCTAGCGGATGGGACGTTAACCAAGCCAAGGTAATAACAGATATCCAACAACGGGCAAGACATTTTGATTGTAAGGCAGATTTAAAACCACAAGTTGATCAACTGGCCAAAGACGTGGAGTGGTTTGATATCTATGCTAAAACAAAACCCACACGCGATATTGCCAAGTTAACAGGCACTATGACCAATACTGTTAACGAACTACAAGATCGTGTTGCCAAAGGTCCAGTAAGCCCGTTGTATTGTGATCTTAAGAAGAAGATTATACAACAACAAGCAGACATACTGGCTAAATCTGTACAGGGGAGATTCTAATGAGCGTACTAGCTGAATTAATGAATAGTGGTAATAGTTGGGCAGCAGAACGTGCCCAGTATGCGTTACAAGTTCACGAAGCTGTGGGTGCTGGACAACTAAGTCCAAGCGAAGCTAAAGAAATACTACAAGACTTAATTAGTACAGACAAGCTAGAAGAAGCTGCCGCTGACCAACAAGCCCGTGCAGCTCTAGTTTTTGGTATTACACAACTGATTAGTCTGTATTAACGTCATCGGAGACGTGATCCGCCTTGGGACCATATCGTTTAATATAGTTTTCTTCGTATGATTTTTTTGAAGCGTCGAGTTGAGATTGATCTACCGCAGTGTCTTGTAATGCTTTTATAATGGGATGCAACATCTTTTGATTGATACGAGCTGCCATTTGTTCTAAAACTTCGTCAAAATCCTTACCTTGAGCAACTTGCTGTAAGGCAACACCGTACTCGTACATTTGGACTCTTTTAGCCCAACTTTCGTAAGTTTCATCAGGTTCGATACGCATACTACATTATATACTCTTATTTAAACATTGTCAATCTATCGATAAATATCATAACGGAGAGTTACATGAGAATAGCAGACTTATTACGTCAGTTCGCTGACATCATTGATCAAGCAGATCAACCCGACAGCATACCAGGAGAAATGAGTCCTCTAGCCAACGACGATCCTAATAGATTTAGACAAATAATGGATTTAGTTTCTAAAGAGCGACGCGGCGAACTTGAAAATACACCGCAAGAAGAATACGCTGACATAGACAGCGTTACTATTCATGCTGGTGGCGGCGTAAATGGCCCAAAACATCCACACGATCTACGTGTAAAAGATCCAAGTCAGCATCCTGGACAACAGGAGTATTAATATGGCACTAAATGGAATTTCAACACTAACAACTAAAGAAGCTAGACAAAAAGCCAAATTAGACCTAGCTCAGGCTAAACGACAAGCAAGCGGTGACACTTCTCAAGTTTATTATCGTGTAAACAATACCTACGATGTAGATAATCTACCTACAAAGTATTCAGGTAACACAATAGTTGATAATGCAAATCCTGACGGGCTGTTATTAGGACGTCCGTGGATCAACGTTGCAGCTATTACATTTACATCTGGAGTTTATCATCACACAGTAACTGGCACAACAAATGCTAATGGCTATTTTGGTGTAGATTTTATCCCGGCAAACGACGATCTAACATTCTTTGATACCTATGCTGCCACTTCTCAAGGTGTTTACACAAGTTTAAACTTATCTAGTCTACCAGAGTATAGTAGTATTATGTTAACAGGATACTTCTTAGCACCTACTACAGATACCTATACATTCTACACTAGCACAGACGATGCTAGTTATATGTGGATAGGTCCAGATGCTATTACAGGATATACTCATACCAATGCCGTTGTACAGAACGGTGGTCTTCACGGTCCTGTAGAAGTGAGCGGAACCGTTGCAATGACAGCGAACATCTATTATCCTTTCCGTGTTATGTTTGGTAACCTAACAGGCCCGGGAACAATGACAGTTAGTTGGGCATCTAGTACACAGGCTAAAACATCGACTTGGACAGGAAAACTGTTCTACAATACTGCCACTAACGGATTCTAATGGCTTACCAACATAACAATCGAGATCCAAACTTAAACAATCTCCATCATGCTATGGAGCTTGTTGATGACTTACCACACCTTCGTGTTACATTAGGCAGTGATAACATTACCATTACTGGCGATGTGAATCTAGTCGATACTGTTACGGTTAATTCCACACCAGAAGATCCTGTTCATATACATATCACAGAAATAGGAACCAGTGGCTTACTTGCTGTACCTTATATGCCTATTCAAGGCACAGTAAGTATTGGCTCAGACGGCACAGTTAGTTTATCGGCAAACACACTATCAGCATTAGAGAACATCACAGTAAGCGGTAGCGTAAGTGTAAGCAACTTCCCAGCTACCCAAGCAGTAACAGGAACATTTTGGCAAGCAACACAACCAGTATCAATAGCCACAATGCCAACTACTCCAGTGACAGGTACATTCTGGCAAGCAACACAACCAGTTAGTATTGCCACAATGCCTACTACTCCTGTAACTGGAACATTCTGGCAAGCAACACAACCAGTTAGTGGTACAGTTACTATACAAGACGGCGGCAATACTATTACAGTAGATGGTACAGTAACAGCTAATGTAACATTTCCAACTACGCAACAAGTAAGTGGTACTGTAGCATTAGATGCCAACACACTATCGGCATTGGAAAACATTAGTGCTACAGTTAGTGGCACAGTAGAGCTAGGCACTACTACGTTATCAGCATTAGAGAATGTAGGAGTTACTGGCACCGTCACAGTACAAGATGGTGGCGGCAGTATCACAGTAGACGGTGCCGTATCAGCAACTGTGTCAGGTACAGTAGAGTTAGGTGCTAGCACATTGTCAGCATTAGAGAATACCACAGTTACTATCAGTGGAACACCTACAGTCAACATTGGCACTATACCAGAAGTAGAGATTAAAAACGATTCAGGCAATCCTATACCTATCAGTGGTAATGTAAATGCTACCCTAACTGGCACTGCCGCCGTAACTTTAGGAGCGGCGGCTACTGATGCGTTTGGTAGACTGCGTGTAAGCAATCCCTATACACTGTTTGATGGCGGACTGCGTTATTTTGACAACACATACAAGTGGGACCAAGTGGACACAGGCTCTGCCGTTTCCACTTTCTTACCTAATGAAAGTTCTATACTGATGAATGCTACAGGAGCAGGATCGGCCATTCGTCAGACTAAACAGGTATTCTCCTACCAGCCTGGTAAGAGTCTATTGGTTCTGTTGACCTTTGTTATGAACGCTCCTACCGCGGGCATTACACAACGAGCAGGCTATTTTGGAGCAGAGAATGGTGTTTACTTTGAAGTGGCTGGCACTACAAAAAATCTAGTTATTAGAAAATCCACTTCTGGTTCAGTAGATGACACTACAGAAAAATTTCCACAAAATTTGTGGAATGGTGATAAGTTAGATGGGACCGGAGCCAGCGGAATAACATTAGATGTAACCAAATCACAAATCTTCTGGACAGACATAGAATGGTTAGGTGTAGGAACAGTACGTTGTGGATTTGTGATGAACGGACAGTTCATCGTTTGTCACAGTTTTCACCATGCTAATATATTAAACAAAGTCTACATGACCAGTGCTACATTACCCTTGCGATATGAACTAATCAGCACTGGACCCGCAGCCACAATGCGAGCAATCTGTAGTACAGTTATGTCAGAAGGCGGTTATAGTAATCGCAGTTTTACCCGTGCCATAGGAACAGCCCTAACTGGTAAGAATCTCAGTGACACTGCCTACAGACCATTAGTCTGTTTGCGTATGAAGTCAACAGCCTTAGACTCTATTGTAGTGCCCACAGCATTTGATGTATATGGACTACAACTGGCAGCATTTGCCTATCGCATTATTCTCAATCCCACATTGACTGGAGCCAGTTGGACCAGTGCTGACACAGACAGCACCGTAGAGTACGACTTATCTGCTACTGCATTATCTGGCGGCAAAGTAATAACACAAGGTGTGTTTGTAGGATCTAACAAGGGCGGATCTGCTATGGTTACTAGCAATGAAATAGACTTTAGCCAACAGTTGGGCAGAACCATAGCAGGTGTGTCAGACATATGGTGTTTGGCAGCGATAGCCACTACCAACAACGATGATGCTGTGGGCATTGTAAACTGGCAAGAGCATAACTGATGAGTTTTCTAGTAGCCAACCTTCCTCCAATACATTGCTTTGTACGCAGAGAGTTTCTATATGATTTTAAAAGTGGGCACGGGGAGTATGAGCCCTGCATATGGGTTTCAATCAAAAGCCTGCGTAGCCAAGCATTTCGTATAGAATCCTATTTGCCTAGATACGGTGCGCTATATGACAAGCTGCCCCTACACGCTTATGTAAGTCGGAAGGACAATCTAGCACCAGACAAGTTCCTGTCACTTGACACACTACAGATATGGGACTGCTTTAGCTATGACATTGCTGTGATACAGAAAGCATTCTTACGCAATCTCAGCTGTAAAGTCTACGCCAAAGACAGGAAGTTTTATCAAGGCAACTATCTATTCACTGTGGATAATGCCAGTCCAGACCTTAACACTATTGATACAAGTTACAGCGAGTGGCCAGAGGATCATAAGAGTTTTAACTTTATTGAACTAGATAACGGACAGTATGCCGCACAGCCTAATAATCGCTGTGTGTTTTTAGATGCTGCCAGCAACCCTAAAGAAATGTTACATCCAGATTTTAAAGTGGCCACTAAGAAGTGGGTGGTTGAAACTAATCCCAAGTGGCGGCTTGGCGATAGTGATACAGTAACGTATGAATAAAAAAGGACTCCGAAGAGTCCTTTTTGTTTATAATATTATAACTTAAATGTTCGCTATGCGAGTATATAATTTATTTTTTAGCGCCAGTATTAACGAAGCCATAAAACTTTTCAGCTGCTTCCATAATCTTGTCTAGACCCGGAAACTCTGGCATATCTACTCTGGTAACAACTTGCCCAGTCTTTTCATCCTTGGCAACTGACATTTCCCAACCACGAAACTTAGAATGATATTCTTCCATAACAGCGTCTTTGGCCATGGCCAACACATCTGTACGGATTTCGTAACCGTTCTTGCTGAACTTTACTTCTGGTAGCTTTGGTGTATTGAATTCAGACATTATACAGTTTCCTTCTTAGTAGTTGCTTTCTTAACTTGCGTTTGAACAGCATCGCTAGTTGTTTTAAATACAGCTTCGGCAATACTTAGGGTAGTTTGATAAGATCCTTTGGCAAACTTAGCTTGTGCTTCTGTTAGCTTAACTAGCTCTGCTTGAATCTTTTTGTCTGTAACGTAGGTTTCTACGAACTTAGTTTGAGCACCTTGAACGGTGTCGATGATTGTATCAAATGATGTAAACATATTAATCTCCTGTGTGTTATGTTTGTGTGTTACAACAACTTCTGCTGTTGTACTATTATATATGCTCTGCGATAAAAAAGCAACTTATTTCTTGAACTTGTTTACTCGTTCCTTGATAAGTTTAACCACTACGTCACTGAGCACAACCTCATAGTGGTTACATTCTACTTCTACTAGTTCCATATCTTCATGATGCTTCTGACTGGCAATAGTTACAACACCATCATTTGCCTCATGCATAAACGGACTTTGTCCTTTGACTGTTACTATATTAGTCCAAGGATGCTGTATCTTAATGTTCCTAGCCTGCTTCATTACCCACGAACTAGGACCAATGTCACGCATTAGCCTACTAAACGGTAAAAAGTATTGAGCATAATCTGCTACTTCGGCGCCACCATACGGAGTGCTTAATGTTACAGCACCCTTAACAGACTCGGGCATCGAGTTGGCCAAATGCAGGCTGTAAATGCCACCTAGACTGTGTGCAACAAACACTAGATTCTTATAGTTCTGCAGGGTTGATCGCATGTCTTTTAGGTTATTTTCAAACCCATTACGACTATCGTAGTTAATGTCTAGGCCATTCCCTAGTTTACTCTTAATATAATTAAAGCTCTCGCTAGTGGCATTAGCCCCGTGAATATACACCAAGTTCATGCCAATATTTATTAATTTCCGTAGACTGCTTTGGCTTCTTCAATGCGACCTTGACGAGCAAGAACGGCAGCAGCACGGGCTTGTGCAAATGATTCGAGTACTGACCAGATTGAGTTTAAGATTGAGTTTAAGATTGAGTTCATAGATAAGTTTCCTTTTGAGAATTAAATTGTCGGATGTAGTTTTCCAACTGTGCGGCATCGGTAATGCCTTTGTCTGCTAGATAATAATCTAAGCGGGTTTGATATGTGTCTCCTGGGAACATTTCGGTTAAACGTTCTAGGATGGATAACATTCTGTCTGATAGATATTTCATTTTATTCCCTGTGTGTTTGTAGCTACTCATGGTTTCTACTAATATATTTATCCTAGTTGTGCAGATGCAATATAAAATGCCACTTGATTAACTTTGAAATAGAATGTATAATGCTATAAATATAGCAAAGGGATTGCAAATAATGAGAAAAAGCACAAGATCGATACTACAAGAATTAAGCGATTTAGGCGTTAATCGTAATAAAGATTTAGTAATAGAAAGTCGCGGCACCAATCTAATTGAAAGTGCTATTAATCTCATTTCTCTAATCCGCGAAAACTACGACTTAGAAACAGCCGCTGAACTAGAGCGTAGGTTCCTAAATGCCATTAGAACAGCCGAGCCTGCTAAATTTAAGCGTGGCATTAAAAAGATACAGGAAGATAAGAATAATGATACTCAATGAAGGCGGCAATGTATTTGCCAATGCAGAACCATTTGATCACAAAGATGTTCCGTCAATACTAAAAACAATTAACGGTACTCTACAAGGCACGGGGATTGAAGCTATTCCTGTAGGTTCTGCAGCAACTCCCCGCCCCGGCCAGCAAAGCGGCGATATGGACGTTATTGTAGACGAAAAAACAGTATTAGATTTTTTCAAAGCTAAGGATGCTAAGAGTGCTAGAAAAGCACTTAATGACTACATTACTGGCAAAGGATTAGAAACAGCACAAAGCGGCATCAATGTACATGTAAATGTACCAGTAGGCGATCAGCACCATCAAGTTGACATTATGGTTACGGGTAATGCTCCCCGAGTGGCAAAGTTTCATACACATGATATTCCGCAAGGCAGTCCATTCAAAGGCGTCAACAAACAATTAATGTTGGCTATGCTAGCCAAGAGCAAAGGCTATATGTGGTCAGCTTGGCAAGGACTATTTGATCGTAATCCTGAAGGTAAGAAGGGTAACTTTGTGTCCGATGACCTAGACGAGATTGCAAAAGTGTTAATGGGACCACAGGCTAATTCTTCAAATTTAAGCAGCGTAGAAGGCATCATGAAAGGACTACCCGATAACGAAGCCGCCGCATTGTTGGATCGTGCCCGACAAGACCCTAACTGGGTTGAAAAGAAACCAGCAGAAGATACTCACTTCGAATCTATTAATAGAATGAAAAAGTTGGCAGGCATGAAAGAAGCCGATGTTGTTAGTCCACGCTTTGCAGGTGTACAACAAACTAAACACGCAGATGGTAGTCAAACTACAGACTATAATCAAGGTCCTTTGCAATCTACACAAAAAGTAGATGCCCAAGGCCGCCCGATCAAGACCACAACGGCTTACGACTTAGGTGCCGCCAAACTTAGCCATAATAATGATCATGTAAGTGGCATTCGATCAACCGAAGTTGCTCCAAGAGTTGGAGACGGAACTGACACCGACGCAACCCTTGCGGCAGCACATCAAATGATGCCAACGGCAGATATTGCAGCCGCACGTGGTGTTGACCCTAAAAAGTTTGCTAAGTTTCAAAAGCAAAATCCCACAGCGGTTAAAGAGTCTCCTGAACTAACAGCAATGTTGACTATTGCAAGATTAAGGTAATAGCAATGAGAATAAATGAATTCCTAAAAGAAGCCGAAGCTGCTGTAGTGGCCGCAAAGAAAAAGAAACTTGGCCGAACCTTTAACCATTTAGAAGATCTAGTATTCTTCAACGGAAGTGACGGCACACTAGAAGCACTACAACACATTAAAGAAATTGCCACGCAAGAAGGTTCACAGAGTATTCGTATGAAGTGGGACGGCAATCCTCAAATCTATTGGGGCAGAGAAAAGAAAAACGGTCCCCTAATTCTAGCAGGTCACAACGGTTGGAGCCGTGGTGCTAAAACAGATAATCCAGAAGCTGTAAAAGACTTCATTGCCAATCAAAGCGGTAAACCTAAGACACCTGAAGAACAACAAGCCCGTAACTCATTTGCACAGGAGTTTGCCAACTTGTATCCATTGTTTGATCGTGCTACACCTAGAGACTTTGTGGGCTTTGTCTATGCAGACGGACTATTTTTAAAACGCCCATCAATTGACCAAGAAGGTGCCTATACATTCTGTCCGAATCCTAAGAGTCAAACATGTTATCATGTCAAGGCCGATAGTGAACTAGGATCACGAATAGCGCAGGCGCAGGTAATGGTAGTGGGACATGCGTTCTTCCCACAGTTTGGTATGGACGACAGTGCGCAGAAACCAATAGACGATTTTTCAATGTTCAACGGCACAAGAGAACTGGTAGTTCAAGGTCCAGTTTATAACTCAACTCCGGTAACTATCAATACCAAGGCCATAGACAAAGTAGAAGCATACCTACAACAACATGCACAGGAAATTGACAATTTTCTAATGGATACTCCAGGTCTAAGTGATCTTAAAGACATCCTCTACACCTACGTCAATCAAACTGCCAAGGCTAAACAACTAGACAGCCTAGGAGCACAACCATTTTTTAGTTGGCTTGAAACTAGTAAAGTCAGCGCAAACAAACAGGCAAAGATAAGAGAACTTGCCGGCGCTAATCAACAACCGCTGATTGCTATATTCACGTTGGTTAAACAGATTATGAATCTAAAAGATTCGATCATACAGCAAATTGAATCCGGAGCACAAGGCGAGATATGGGATACACAAGGTGAAGGTCGTGTACGTTATGCAGGCGCTGGTAAGAAATTTGGCAATGTAAAACTTGTACCAAGAAAACGATGGACACCAACATGATGGATTTTATACGCGAGCTCAAAGAAGCTCGAATGATCTACAAAGAATCTGATCTAAAATTCACCTTTACAGAAACTTGTGAAAATCTATATCTAGTCTTGTTGACTTTAGAATTCCTAGCTCACAATAAACAAACTAAAGCACTGGCAGAACGCTATGCTAAACAAACAACTTCTTACTATCCTTATAGTGAGTTTAGAAGCAACGGTACTGACCTACACAACTTAATGTATTTCGTCAGTGCTGATCCCGCAAAAGTAGAACACATTTTTAATAGTCCCCATGCTAAAGAACAGCGCCAGCGCACACACTTACCGCTAATGGCATTAAATGGGTATTTAAATAGCTTAACTAATTCGGGAAATCGAGACATTTATTTTATCATGCGAGTAGAACAGGCCCTGGGCATTACTAATCACGGATCTAAAGAAATACGTAGAATGATAAGTCATCACAATCCGTCAGAATCTGACATAACTTCCTTGTCCTACAGCATACTTAACGAGTTTAGGAATCGTATGCCCATGTTTGATTTGATGAACGATCTGTCGCAACACTTGTCTAGCAAGCTGACTTTTGATCGCTAAAAACCGGCCGTATCTAATAGTTTTTGGACAGTCTGGCTAAATAATATTACAAAGGCCACAGAGTCGTGGCTTAAAGCATAAATCAGAGGAGATATTATTATGCCAAGTTTAATCGGAACAGACGTAGCAGCAAACTACTTAGTAGTTAAGCAAAGCCCAGGCGCAGCCCTATCAGGTCTAGACGCAAGTGGCGCATACCCACTTTTAACTTTCAACACACCAAACTTACGTTTGTTTCAAGTTGTAGTTACAGGTGAAGATCTAACAGCAACACCAGCGGCAGCTAACAGCGCCTGGAGCAAAGTTGTTCGTGCAGTGCAAGTAACTTCAGAAGTATTTGCAATTTTTGCTCCTAGCACAACTGAAGGCGACAGCACATTCTGCTTCTTAGCACCAGACTTCAACACCAACGCAGGTAATGTGTCAGTTGCTGGCAGCGCACAATTAGCTATCAGTGAAACAGGTGGTGGTTTCAGTATTTTAGAAACAGCTATTACTGATGCGGTTGGCGGCACATGTACAGTTACTCGTGTTGCACTAGTAGGTACTACTGTAGCTTAATCGACTTTCTCGGGATGGGAAGACTAAGCACCCTTCGGGGTGCTTTTTTGCGACTGTTAAATATAATTATGCATATACAAACATATCAAATGGCTCTTGCCGATGACCTAGTCGATAAAGTATTAGAATTAGTAAACATTATTCCTTCAGCAGTTGGCCTTAGCAACAAGGGAGGTTGGCAAGGAGTAATAACCGATCAACAGATAAACTGGGTTGAATCTGTTAGGCGCGACATTGAACAGCTAACTAAAAAGAAAACTGAAAGATTTTGGTTTAATGTAAACGGCCCTGGTCATTTTAACGATTGGCATCGTCATTTTTTCAACTGTTACGCGGCAGTGTTATATATTGATGTTCCATTAAATTCAGGAGACATTGAGTTTAGACAAGGCAACATATCTAAAACAATAACTCCCGAACACGGAACATTATTAGTGTTTCCCGGAACACTAGACCATAGGGTACTACCAAATTTATCTCAAGGAAATCGAATAAGTCTTTCAACTAATCTTGTTTAAATATCAACTTGTTAGGCTAAGTTAAATACACAATGAATTATAAACTATACACTTTGGTTGATATTACTCGAACTGGTCAACATCGACACGAACTTGGCAAAGAGCAGTTATGGAATAAAGAACAGAACTTTAACACTGTGTTACACACACTAGGGTTACGATCAAATATCTACTATGAGTTAAGTCCGCAAGTAATCGAAGTTGTTGGTCGAATAGTAGGCTTTGACACAGACGAAGTTATTAGAGTTTGGCGTTTTGACTGGGCAACCGAACATGACCTATATTCAGTAAATGATAATTCAGTAGGGTTCCTAGAACAAGACTTCCATTTAGTGCCCTATATTGGCGGTCTTGACGAAATGATGACACAACAGTATCCTGTATTCAGCACACACGATCCTGGGAAGAATATTGTTTTCTACGTAAAAAACTAAATACATGTAATTAATAGGCACAGTAACACACCCAGGCATTCAATCATAAAATAGGCACATAGCTCGGAGCGAGCGCTTGACTTATAACATTGGAGAGCCTAATGGCCACAAAAGAAGCTGTAGCACAACTAGCCGCACTACCTGAGCGAGTAGCGATAGTTGAAACTAAAATAGACCAAATAGAAGAAAAACTTGACGAACTCAAAGTAGGCGTCAAAGAAATGCACGACTGTCTAGATAATACTCGCGATTTACTCGCTGAAAAATTATCAGAAATGGCAGTGGCATCTGACGCACAACACAGTGATTTGTATCAAAAGATCAATGAGTTGGAAAAAATTAAAAGCAAATTCATAATGTATGCCATGATTGGCCTAGCGTTTGCAGCCGGCGCTGGTTGGATCAATGCTATTAATTTTCCGCACATTCTTAAGTTCTTCGGAATAGGTTCCTAGGTTTATAATTCTGTTAAATAATGCATAATGTATATTCGCGAATTTTCAGAAGGTATAGTCGACTCAGCTGTACAATTTCATAAACAGCTTAATCCTCTCCTATGGCAAGGCGCAGTTCTTAATCCCCAAGTTAGATTTAAACTTCTTCAAATTGCCAAGCACTTTGTAAACTTTATAGATATTCCAGAATTGTTGTTAACAGACATAACAATCTCTGGTTCTAACGCAGCATATTCCTACACCCAACAAAGCGACATAGATCTACATTTGATTGTGACAGTACCTCCGGAACGAGAAGTCCTGCTCAAACCGCTTTACGATGCCAAGAAAAACCAGTATAATTTTATACATGACATTAAGATCAAGGGCATAGATGTAGAAGTCTATGTACAATCAGAAGATCAAGATCATCACAGTCTGGGCATATATAGTATACTAGATAACAAATGGATCAAAGAACCCACTATGGCAACCGTCAAAATAGATGACGGAGATGTTGAAGTCAAGGTTGAAAATTACTTAAATAAGATAATACAAGCTCTAACCAGCACTAGTATTGACACTGTTAAGGCAGTGCAACAAGAACTAAAAAAACTACGTCAGTCAGGCCTAGAACAGAATGGTGAGTTTAGTATTGAAAACGTAGCATTTAAAGTATTAAGAGCAAAAGGATTTATAGGACAGTTGCAACAGCACTTGTACAAGTTACAGGATCAAGCACTGAGCCTCGGAGAACAAAATATGAAAATTAATCAAGTTGTTAGTAATCAGCAAGGAGTTGTAGAAATGCGCAATCGTAGAGATTCTTACCAACGTGACTACGACAGCAGCGTGGCGGGTATGGGCAAACGTGACTCTTACGCCTACAGTCAAGACGGTGGTGGCAACGATGAACGTCACGATTTAGATCCATCGGAGTGGTACATTGTTAAAGATGGTAAGATGTTTAAAGTATCTGTCTACCCTAATCAAGTACAACAAGCAATGGAAAAAGGGTTCAGTCCTAGTAGAGAAGAAGCTAAGGCAAAAGCAAACAACGAAAGTGTGTTGGAGTCGGACCCATTAAAAAATCGTGAAGAATACGCGAAACAAAACAAACAAGGTCAAGTTTATAAAAAAACATACCCAGGTGATAAAGTTGGAATGAGCAAGTCTTATGCCTATGATATTAAGCGAACAGGACCCAAGGGTGTATTGCCAGAAAACGAACAGGGGTTAGCAGAAGAAGAAACAATGGGCAAGGTTAGCCAAGCGACAGCCAAGGATGTGACCATTGACAATCCCGACGGAACTAAGACTATTGCGCCCCTGGCTAGATTAACAAAAGATCCGCAAGGTAACTTATCGTTAGGTAAGCCAGTTGCTGGTATGCCTGGAGCACCAACACAGCCTGGACAAGAACAACAAGACAAAATACAAGCTGGTCAACAGATACGAATCGCAACAGCTGAAGACTTAAATCACATCAGTAGATTAGCTGGACTATCTAAATGAGAGCCAAAGAGTTTTTAGCTGAACGACAAAAACTAGACGAGTGGTTCTTCATTCCTCCTGCAATCAAGGCTTTAGGAATTGCAATCGGCAATACTGCACTATGGAAAATATTTTGGACTAGTTTTACTGTTTATTCAGTCTATGACTTAGTCAAGGCCTTTGTAGAAGTATTTGAAAAGAATCAATATGATCTTGATAAGATGGATGCATTAGCCTGGTTTGAAGCAGCTGCTTATGTGGCGCTAACGTATGTAACAGCAAAATCAGGAATAAAGTCAGCTAAAGAATTAATCAGCTTGATCCCTGTTAGCGTTCAGCAAAAGTTTGGAGCTTGGGCAAAAACTACGTTCGAAGGTAAAGTCAAAGAAGAGATTGCTAAGAAAGCAGCTACAACAGCAACTACTAAAGCGGCATCAACCGCACCTAAAAATCCTAATCTAGTTGACAAACCATTTAGTAAAGATGCGCCTGTTCCTGCAACACCTACACCGGGTGCTAGTGCGTTTGATAAGATGGCAACTGACTTAACTAAAACAAAGCCTAGAAACCCTAATCTAGTTGATAGACCATTTAGTAAATAATATGAAAATAAACGAACTTATCAGCGATTTTACTATATTCACTAGTCGTGAAGAAGATGCTATCTTAGAGCGCCTAAAGAGTGCATCGTATCTCAACAGTTTCTCAGAACGTGATCGTTTCATAATTGAGGGGCTGGTCCGTAAGAGTTTGGTAATTAAGATAGGAGACCACAATCCTAGAGTAATTGCCAATGAATTTTAAACGACACGCAGAAAAACTAGAAAAATACTTAGAAGACGAATTTAAACGCGAGCTTCCTATCCTTGTACTACCTGACAAAAGCGTAGTCTACAAGAATTTTAAAATTAAACAAGACAAGCAAGGTTTATGGAATTTGTTTAAAGTCGGCGGATTTGAGATTGATTCATTCAATCTCAAGGCCTGTGCCTTAATGGCTGCAAAGCATTACTCAGTTAATAACATTACCGCATATAATCAAATTAAGAATCTAGATGTTGCTTATCAACAAAATGCTACAGATGCTAGCATTTTTAAATATAGATATCAAACAGTTAAAGACATCGATCGCAGAGATCTAGCCCTATGGCGCTGGGAAATTACAGACTCGAGAGCAAAGTTTACAAAACTAGAAATCGCGTCTAAGTTTAAATCGATGTTTTGATATAAATAATAATAACAAGTCTATTAGGATGCTACTATGCAAATCAGAGAATTATCGAACAAAATGAGCAGTGATGTGCTTAACGAGAGTTTAGCTAAAAAGTTTGGCTATAAACTAAGCCTTAATAAATTTACAGAATCACAGCTACAACAGGCACATTCACAGTTGTCAGAAAAAGTATCAACTTTTGAAAAGACTAACAGTTTTGACAGCGTGTTGGAAAACAACGAGTATCAAAAGCATCGTGCTATGCTGGATGTAATCCGTCAAGCATTAAAAGAACGTACTCTTAATCCAGAAGAAAAAGCCAAGAAAGAAAAGTTTGTCAAAGGCATGAAACAGGCAGATTCAACTTTCAAGAAAAAATACGGTAAAGATGCTGAAAAGGTTAAACACGCCACAGCAACTAAAATGGCCAAGAAGAAGTCAATGGATGAAGCAATGGAAGTATTGCGTGGCGTACTAACTGAGCGCACATTGCTAGAAGGCGAAGAAGAAAAAGCAGCTCTAATTATGTCAGCACGTGATATGGTTGATCGTATTACAGGTTGGTTAGAAGATGTATCCAGCATGAAGGCTGAAAGCATGTTAGAGTTGGTAGACTCTATAAGAGACGAAATGGGTAGCGATGTTTCTCAGCAATTTAACGACACAGTCAAACCAGCATTAGAAGATTTATATAAGTCTTTAGAAACGCATCGTACAACAATGGCTCAGGCAGTTTCAATCTTAACAGGCGAAGAAGGCCCAGGCGGTGCAGCACCTGCACCAACTATGGCTGGTGCAGAAATGCCAGCCACAATGGGCGAGCCAGGCGACGAAGCTATGGGTGATGAATTTGCAGCAAGCGAACCAGCAACTGGCGGTGACGAAGCTGCAGGCCGCATGAAGCGCGAAAGCATTCAGTATAGCCGTAGATTAGGCAATATTCTAAGTTCAAAAAAAAAGTAAATGAAGATGCGGATATGGTTATCCGCATCTTAACTAACTTGCAAAGCCGAGCAGACTCAAAAAATACATCAGCACAATTTAGCTGGCCGGCAATATCTAAAATGATGCAGAATACAACTGGCCAAGAAGTTGACTACGATGCATTCAAATCACAATTCGATGCTAATCCTCAAATGAAAAGTCTAGTTGACAAGTTTGACGAGAATGGCATTACAATCAAAACAAAAAATAAAGTCAAAGAACCAGGACAACCTGGAGATAAAGACAAAGCCATGGCTAATGTAAAAACAGCTGCAAAACGAGCAGCTGCCAAAATGATAGGTTGACTTTCGTGACATAGTGCTATATAATGTACTATGACACTTTTAATCAATAAATTCAATTACGAAAAACTAACTAGGGACGAAAGCTCGGGGAAGCGGTTATATGCCACTCCTCAGGGCCATAAGGTCCCTAGTGTCACGACTATACTGGACAAAACTAAACCAGAAGAAAGTCGTATTGCATTGGCTAACTGGCGCAAAGCAGTAGGCGAAGCTAAGGCACAAGCAATCACAACAGAAGCTGCTAACAGAGGCACACGTATGCACAAGTTCTTAGAGGACTATGTTAAAGGTGAGCCTATGAACGAAAGCATTTCTAATCCATTTGCACAGCAAAGTCAAAAAATGGCTAAAATTGTTATTGCAGAAGGTATGAAGAATGTTAGCGAAGTCTGGGGCAGTGAAGTACCGTTATACTTTCCGGAACTGTATGCGGGTACTACTGACTGTGTAGGTGTACACGCAGGAGATGAAGCAATTCTAGACTTTAAGCAGACCAACAAGCCCAAGAAGCGTGAATACATCGACGACTACTTTATTCAGCTTACAGCCTATGCTATGGCGCATAATGAAGTACATGGAACTAAAATTCGCAAGGGTGTTATTCTAATGTGTAGCAAAGACTTCGAATATCAAGAGTTTATCCTAGAACCCGCAGATTTTGACTATTGGACTGAACGTTGGTGCAAACGTGTGGAAGAATACTACAAGCTAAACTGATAAATATCGTATAACGAGGATATTTCATGGCTGTCGTACAGATCTCAAAAATTCAGCTTCGCAGAGGAAAAAAGCTAGAAACTGGCTTACCTCAACTCGCCAGTGGCGAAATGGCATGGGCAATTGACACCCAAGAGCTATTCATTGGAAACGGTGCAGTAAGCGAAGGTGCACCTGCTGTAGGCAATACAAAAGTCCTAACAGAACAAGATAACATACTAGATTTATTAAATCAGTATCAATACAAGTCATCTGACCCTAGTATTACAACAGGTCTAAACGGCGATGTTACTCGTAGAGGATTGCAGGCTAGACTAGATGATGGTAGTGTAAATGCAGCAAGCTTCGGCATTACTAATACAGATGTAAGTATTGATCAAACAGAACTTATTCAAAATGCAATTTGGAGTTTATATCTTACTACAACTTCGACTAACAGAGTAGCATTAGAGTTTGACCCTGGACAATACTTAGTTTCGGGTACACTGTACATTCCTAGCAACGTAAGATTGTACGGTGCAGGTAAAGACTCAACAGCATTCAGCTTTGTCAACGGTGCTGTTAATTACGGAGCAACTAAGACATTATCCGGAACGGCGGCACTTGGTGCAGCCGGTACATATACTAATCTAGCTACAACTACAACTTCCGCTACAGGTGGTGGCGCCGTTGTATCAGTTACTACTAGTGCAAGTAATAACGGATACGCTACTAGAACCCAAGTAACATTTGTAAGCGGTGGCGGTGGCTATGTAAGTGGTGATCAAATTAGAGTACTGGGAAGTTTGTTAGGCGGCACTAATATCACTAACGACCTAGTAATTACTGTTACCAACGCTGAAACTGGATCACATGACTATCCCGTGTTCGGAACTAGCACAGTATTTGAATTTATAAATGACTCTTCAACTAGAGCTAGTAGAAATACATCAAGCACTTCATTATCTAACCAAGCTAAGAACATGGTACTAAAAGATTTTACAGTTGAAGTTAACAACGATAATATTCGAGTGTTTAATATTACCAACGTACGAGATAGTGAATTTAATAATATTAAAGCAACCGGAGCATGGGACGTATCTGGTTCAGACGAGGATACATATACCAATAGTATTATGTTAGACCTAACCACTGTTGGCAGTGGTATCTGCGCAAGAAATAAATTTATTAAGATACACGCAGAAAGATTTACCTACGGTGCATACTCTAACACAGCCATTGAACATAATGCATTTGATGATTGTATTTTTAGATCATTATATAAAGGCATTAGTTTTGGCGAAGAACTAAACACTACTGATACTACTGATAACGGCCCCAGAAAAAATATTATTACAGAAAGTCTATTTGAAGACATTAGTCTCGAGGGTATCATAGTAAACAAGGGCTACGGCAATCGATCAAAGGCCAACACCTTTATCAATGTAGGAGCCGACCAGGGCGGCAATGCAACTACCTTAGTAGGATGTATTAAGTTTACATCGCCGGGTAACAGTTCGATACAAGATAATTTTGATAGAGCTAGACCATTTACTGATAACGATGCTAATCTAAACAATGACGACATTGCTAGAATAAGAACGTCTGTAGCCTATGTATCAGAAATTCAAGGACATGCATACAAGCAAGAAGTAGCACCAACAACTATCCAACTTACATCAGGTGCGAGCACAACGGCAGCATTTAGATTACCACTCAATGATGTATCTGGATTTGAAGTTAACTATGTGTTTAGAAGTAACACACTTTCACAAATGCGTAGGGGTGTACTTCACCTAGCTGTTGATACTGAACGGTTAGCACACAATACGGCTGTTCAAATAGTAGACGAATATGAATTTATCGGAACTTCAGGTAGCGATACTAATTTAGTATTCTCTGCTGTAATTAAACAAGTTGATGGAATCAAATCAATAGTTGTACAGTACACAAGTACCACAATTGGAACTAACACATTTACCTACACATATAACGCACTTAGTTAATGTATAAAACCGTCGAAAGAAATTCTAACCAACGGTTACTCGATTGGTATAATTTTAGACAACAGCTAGACACATCAGCTAGCCCGTTAGCTGATGTAGATCAATACTTCCAAACTGTACCTCGAGTAAAAATATACACTGATCCTTACGATCAATCTACTTGGCCAACAGCTTGGGAACTAATTAATGAAAACGAATATTGTCCGTTTAACATTATATTGGCAATGTGTTATACTCTTCAACTAAGTAATCAATTTAAAAATGTAATACCCACGATTACCATTACACTAGACAAAATCAATAAAACAGTATATTATTTGTTATTCATAGATGATAAGGTCTACGGCTACGATGAAACCGGCTGGATCCCAGCCAAAACACTACCAAAAACGCTGATGAATTTAAAGATCTATAGCATGACGCCTCTTCACTAAATAAGTTTTCTAACAGATAAAGAGTATGCCGCATTGGCAAGAAAGAAAGACACTGAGAATAATAAATGATAAACATTACTGTAATTAAACGAAGCGGCAAGAAAGAACCATTAACAATTGAAAAGTGGCAAACTCAGATTGCAAAAGTATGTAAAGGTATAGCAGATGTAAGTCAATCAATGATTGAGATTAAAAGTCAGCCACACTTTTATGACGGCATCACAACACAAGAAATTGACGAGATTACTCTAAGAGCGATTGTTGATTTAATCAACATTGAACACAACCCAGACATTGGTCATGTTAACTATCAGTACGTAGCAGGTAAGCAACGTCTTAGTATGTTGCGTAAGGATGTGTATGGTAGTTACGAACCTCCCCACCTTTACAGTATCGTTAAAAAGAATGTCGAAATTGGTCTATACACCCAAGAACTACTAGAGTGGTACACCGAAGACGACTGGAATAAGATGAATGACATGCTGGATCATGAGAAAGATGAACAGTACGGATACGCTGCTATTGAACAATTGATTGAGAAATATCTAGTAAAGAATCGTGCAACAAAAGAAATTTATGAAACCCCACAAATTAGATACATGGTTGCAGCCGCGACTGTCTTCCATAAAGAAGAACCTAATAGTGCCCGTATGCGCTATATTAAAGAATACTATAACGCGGCTAGTGATGGCCTATTTACTCTTGCTACTCCTGTTCTTGCTGGTCTTGGAACTCCAACAAAGCAATTCTCATCCTGTGTCCTTATTCGTAGCGACGATGATCTTGACAGTATATTTGCTAGCGGAGAAATGATGGCCAAGTATGCCAGCAAACGTGCTGGCATTGGTTTAGAGATTGGACGACTACGTCCATTGGGTAGTCCCATTCGAGGTGGTGAGATCATGCATACAGGTATGATCCCATTCTTAAAGAAATGGTTTGGAGATTTACGCTCATGTTCACAAGGAGGCATTCGTAATGCTAGTGCTACAGTATTTTATCCCATTTGGCATCATCAGTTTGATGATCTTATCGTACTTAAGAACAACCAAGGAACCGAAGAAACCCGAGTCCGTCATATGGATTATGGGGTTGTGCTTAGTGCTTTCTTCTGGAGAAGATTCAGAAACAAAGAAGACATAACTTTCTTTGATCCAAATCAAGTTCCAGATCTATACGAAGCGTTTTATCAAAACACTGAACGCTTTGAAGAATTGTATGTCAAGTACGAAAAGCGTAAAGACTTACGTACAAAAACTATGTCAGCTGAAGAAGTATTCAAGTCGGGCATATTAAAAGAGCGTACTGATACAGGACGTATCTATCTTGTGTTTATTGACAATGTCATGAACCAAGGACCATTTGATCCTGAATATCATACCATTTACCAGAGTAATCTTTGCTGTGAAATACTTTTACCTACTAAGTCCTTTAAACGTTTGGATGACAGCGATGGTCGTATCGCACTTTGCACTTTGGGCTCAATCAATTGGGGTGCGTTCCGTAACCCAGAAGATATGCGCCGTGCTTGTCGTATACTGCATCGTAGCCTCAATAACATTCTTGACTATCAAGACTTTCTTTCCATCCAGTCTAAATTATCCAACGACGAAATCAGACCGCTTGGAATCGGTATTACCAACCTTGCCTACTGGCACGCCAAGAGAAGCCTCAGGTACGGTGAGAAGGATGCTCTAGCAGAAGTTAAAAGTTGGATGGAACATCAAAGTTATTACTTAACAGAAGCATCAGTTGAACTGGCTAAAGAGCGCGGGGCCTGCCTGCACAGTGAAAAGACACGTTACGGACAAGGCACGTTTCCATGGGAACTACGTGCTAATGGTGTTAACGAGCTAGCAGACTTCACACCTGAACTGGACTGGGAAACACTACGCACACAAATGAAAGAGTATGGTGTACGTAACGCTACACAGATGGCAGTAGCACCAGTTGAAAGCAGTAGTGTTGTAATTAACAGCACTAATGGTATAGAGATGCCTATGAGTCTAATCTCAGTTAAGGAATCTAAAGCTGGATCATTTGTACAAGTTGTTCCAGAATATACAAAACTTAAAAACAAATATCAAATGATGTGGGAACAAAAAGATTGTGTGGGTTATTTAAAAACTGCATCAGTGATAGCAGCATACGTTGATCAAAGTATTTCAACTAACACATTCTACAATCCGGCACATTGGGCAGATCGTAAAGTACCGACTACGTTGATTGCTAAAAACTTGATGCAAGCTCATGTGTGGGGTTTGAAGACATTCTATTACAGCTTGATTAATAAAGCTGGTAGCAAGGCTCTAGAAGAACCAACACCCGAAGTACACTATAACGGATTCCATAACGAACGTGAATTAATTGAAGATGAAGATTGCGAGGCATGTAAACTATAATGTTAGAAACTATATGTGACATAATGGTAGACGCTTATAAGCGTAACTGGATAACCAGTCGTGATGGCAATGTAAGTATACGACATCACGACCGTGACCACTTTTACATTACACCAAGTGGTGTGCGTAAACAAACACTTCAGCCGGATCAGTTTAAGAAGATTGGCATTGAGAAAGGCTACTATGATCAACCTCCTCGATTGTATCATGCAATCAAAGAGTTAGAGTACACTGAGATTAGTGCTAACTTAAAGCCTAGTGGTGAACTACCATTACACTTTGGATTACAAAAGGAAATGGGACAGCATACAGGAGAGGTCCGTGTGGTGGTACACGTTCATCCTACTTACTGTATTGCGGCCATGCATGCCGGCATTGATTTGAGTACTGTAAGTGCAGACTTTCCAGAATTAAATCGTTATACCAAAGTAGCACCCAACGTGGGCGATGTTGCTCCTATTAGCCAAGAGCTTGCAGATGAATGCCATAAGATGTTACAATTAGACAACGCTGGCAATATTGCCTATGATATTGTAGGTATTAAAGGCCACGGAGTTGTAGCTATTGACACAAGTCCATGGCGAGCATACGAACATATAGAACGATTAGAACACATTTGCAAGATAGTACTTGCATCAGGAAAATATTAAAATGAGCAAAGCACAATACAACTTAAACACAAAGACAGACTATCTTAATCGCAAGATGTTCTTGGATCCAGCAGGGCCAGTGACCATTCAACGTTTTGAAGAAGTCAAGTACAAAAAGATTGCAGACTTTGAAGCTACCGCACGTGGGTTCTTTTGGCAACCAGAAGAGATCAGTCTGACAAAAGATTCAAACGACTTCAAGGACGCCAGTGACGCAGTTAAGCATATCTTTACCAGCAACTTGTTGCGTCAGACAGCATTGGATAGTTTGCAAGGCCGTGGACCAAGTCAAATCTTTATGCCTGTAATATCGTTGCCCGAACTAGAAGCATTAGTTTACAACTGGACATTCTTTGAAACCAATATCCACAGCAAAAGCTATAGTCATATCATACGTAACATTTACAACGTGCCCAAGGATGTGTTCAACACTATTCACGACACCAAAGAAATTGTAGACATGGCAAGTAGTGTGGGCAACTACTATGAAGCATTACACGTAGTCAATTGCCGTAAACAACTAGGCGAGGCAGTTACTGAAAAAGAACACATTCGAGCAATCTACATGGCATTGCATGCCAGTTATGCACTAGAGGCATTCCGCTTTATGGTATCATTTGCCACCAGCCTGGCTATGGTTGAGAACAAAATCTTTATTGGTAATGGCAACATCATCAGTTTGATTCTACAAGACGAATTGCTACACAAGGGATGGACTGCTTACTTGATCAATCAAGTGGTTAAAGAAGACTCTAGGTTTGCTGAAGCTCGAGACGAATGTCAAGCAGAAGTATATGCATTGTACATGGATGTTATTCGTGAAGAGAAAGAATGGGCAACGTATCTATTTAAGATGGGTCCAGTTATTGGATTGAATGCAAATATCCTACAAGACTTTGTTGATTTTACAGCTGCAGGAGCATTAAAGGATATTGGCATCAAATACAATAACCCTGCCCCTAAGTCAACACCTATTCCTTGGTTTAACAAACATAGCGATACAAGTAAAAAACAAACAGCCTTACAAGAAAGTGAGTCAACTAATTATGTTATTGGAGTAATGAGTGATGCTGTTGACTATGACGAATTACCTATGCTATAATACAGCAAGGAGAAATAATGTTAACAGTATATACGAAAGATAATTGCCCGTTTTGTGATCGTGCAAAAGCACTATTAGAAAATAAGGGCGTACAATATAATACAATAAATGTAGGACAACAACCAGAAGCTCGACAATTTTTAGTTGACCAAGGACTAAGATCAGTTCCCCAAATTTTTAACGGTGATACGTTGTTAGAAGGTGGATATCAAGGTCTAGCAGGTAAACCAACAGAGTTTTTTGAACAATTAAAAGGATAATCATGTTATTAGAAAAATCAAAATTTACCGAAGGCGACATTGTTAGTTTTAAACTAGTAAGTGGCGACGAAGTAATTGGAAAATATGTAAAAGAAGATATGACTTGTTTTACTGTTGCTAGACCAGTGATGTTGGCAATGACACAAAAAGGTCCAGCAATGGCACCAGTGATGATGACCGTTAATCCGGATAACGACTATACGATTACTAAATCGGTAATCTTATTTCATGGATCAACAGTTAAAGAAATTGCAGATCAATACTTGTTTCAAACCACTGGCATCCAACAAGTCAGTGCCGGCAGTATTGTAACAGGATAATATTATGCCAGCAATAGCCAGACAGGGCGATCCAACAACAACCGGGCACGGATGTGACGGCACTACAACTGTCACAGGTCCCACCGGTGCTAGCGCCAAAGTTTATGCTAATAATATTGCCGTAGAATGCAAGGGTAATCCTACAAGTCCGCATACGATAATAGCCGGTATCGTATGCGTCCCGCATAGTGCAGCAATCAATGTAGGTTCGGGTAGCGTATTTGTAGGACAAATACCAGTTGCAAGAGTCGGCGACTCAACTGACGGTGGCGCCATAACCGCAGGTTCTCCTGATGTATTTGCTGGTTGACATAGTTCAAAATATCTAGTATAATACGAGTATGAAAAATAAAATCATACTTACAGACGCAGACGGTGTACTACTTGATTGGGAGTATGCCTTTGATGTATACATGCAACAACACGGCTTTACCAAACAAGATGGTGGCAATCTAAAATACAATATCGGAGCTCGATATGGTATTGATATTGAACAAGGTAAACGCTTAATCAAAATTTTTAACGAATCGGCTCACATGGGATTTCTCCCTCCGCTACGTGATGCCATGTTCTACGTTAAACGACTTCACGAAGAACACGGATATGTATTTCACTGTATTACTAGCCTAAGCACAGATGAAAACGCACAAGAACTTAGGCGCATGAATCTACGTAAACTATTTGGTGCTACAGCATTTGAGAAGTTTATATTCTTAGGTACTGGCGCCGATAAAGATCAAGTACTTGAACAATATCGAGATAGTGGTCTATGGTGGATAGAGGATAAAATTGTAAATTGTCAGGTCGGCACTAGCCTGGGACTTAATAGTTTATTGATGGAACACGGTCACAATATGGACTTTGATGATCCAAAAATTCCTAGAGTCAAGAATTGGAAAGACATCTATGAAAGAATCACTGCGTAAAGGTTGGAGACTTTGGGCAAAATCAATTGGTGAAAAAGCAGGTAGAACTGTACAAGAAGCAGATCAAGTAGCCATAATTCGAACAGTAATTATTATTACATACATTGTAACAAACTGTTTCATTATTGCTGGTGTAATTCGACACTGGTAATAACTAATATAACAAAGGAGACTATTATGTCAAACAAATATTCAGAGTTCACAGCAATCGTAGAAGCAATGGAAAGCGATTTTGAAAAGTTTTACGATAAAGAAGTTGGTGCCGCAGGTACTAGAGTTCGTAAGCACTTACAAGAGCTAGCCAAGCTGTGTAAAGAAACACGCAACGATGTAACAGCAACAAAAAACGCACGAAAAGAGACAAAATAAACCGATAAATACATATACACTTTTTAAGGAGGGTGTATTATGTTAGAAACTTTATTTTGGTTTGCATTAGGTGCATTTGTTGGTTGGAATTTCCCTCAG